CGGCACAACCATTTACAGCAGTAAAGTCATCATAAACTTTAACATCTTCGAGATCTTCTTTAGTAAGACCATTCAAAATATCTGCTATAAATGCTTTAGTGCATTTATCTAATCTAACAGTGTCTAAACCAGTGACGGGTGCAGCCATATCCACAGCTGCATTTCGCCAAGGCTTGTAACCGCGCATAAGAGGTGGACCATGTTTTATTTCAAAACCACGATCTACCATACTCTGTGCAATTACAGATTTCTGAACATGTGACTTTGGATTAGGTTTGAATCCTGAATAGGATCCGTACACTTCTGCAATGCCATCTTCAATAAATCTCATGACACATTTAGGATGCAATTCAACTAAACCACGCTTAGCGCTAGGCGCACTAAGCATTGGTTCATGTGATTGCATTTGAAATTCATCAAATTTATTCAAATTGGATTCAATAATATTTTGTGTTAAAGCAACACTCAATGCTATTGATGTTCCAGGTTTACCTAAATAATGAATACCACTAATTATAGGTCCGTAACCTGTTTCCATAACAAGCACACTTCCACAATCTCCCACGACACATTCTGTCGAAGAATACCCAAGATACATATCGCGAGATATAGAATCTGGGCAAGGATGAACTGTATGTAAGCAATGAGCCATATCATTAGTAACAACCAATCCCTCTTTATCTCTACCTAAATAGAAACCATCTTGGGATTGTGTTAAAAGAGATTTAGCAAAATATTGTAATATATCTCTTTTAGCTGGCAATTTATTTATTTGAATAAAAGCCAATTCGTTTTTAGGATCTCTCTTTATTTCACTTTGGTGTACAGTGAAAGCAGGGAGATTAGTGGAAAGACCAATACCCTTTTGGGAATTTATAACCTCTAATTCAAAATCCATATCATCAGGCAATCCATGATTATTACACATATATATATGTCCAATAATACAAATGCCTCTCGTATATCTAGTGGCCAATTTACCATTTACCATACGTGTGGATTTGAACATAACAGTGTTCTTTCCCAACAAATTTGAAACAAATTCTCTGCTCATACCTTGTAGACCTATAGATTTAGTGCCCACATCAAATTTAGATAGGGGAACAACATCATTGTACCATACATTAACACGCTCGTTATCAGCGGGTTCAGGCGCGGAGCCTCGATCAGTATAAGATACAGTGACGGGTTCAGAAATAGAATTCAATGGCTCATCATAAGCCACATCCTCTGTTTCTTCACTATAATTTTTAGGTCCATCAAATGGAACAAGTTTTCTAAGTTTCTGCACTGTTTTCTCCACTTCCTTTTCCTTCTTTTCAAGTTCTTTACAAACTTTCTTTACAGGATCGGGACTTAAATAAGAATACAATGTATACGCTCCTAAAATAGAAGCTAATACAAGAAGCAATTTAGAGATAATTTTTGTTTTAGGTGTAGTATTTATTCTATGACCTAAATAACAAAATATAGTGGAAGCATTACTAGTTGTAACATAAAAAGCAGACAAAGATAACAAATGTATAAGTCTAGATTTATCTAATATGTACCTCCAAGTTCTGGAGTATGCATATTTAAAGAAAAAATACATCACTACATTATTAAAATACTTATAAATTAAAGTACATAATGACATAATTATGGTAAGCCACAAACAGTCATAAACATCTAATGATTGCTCTTCTAGGTTACAAATACAAGCTAATTCAGCTCGATAACAAGTGTGGCAAATTTCAACTTCTTGTGAAGTATTGTTGCTACACATTACTTTATCCTGTTGTTTATCATGAGCAATAGCTTCTTTTGACATCCATGCTAGAAAATCATTTATATTTTCAAAAGTGTGAACTATTTCTAGTCCACCCCGTTGTCCCTCACGTTCAGTACCCACAGGTACAACACGAGAGACTTCGAAAATCCAAAAATCATTATAGGTTCCATCTTCCTGAATAGGAACACGAGAACCATCTAACATACAAGCATCTTTCGTATATTCAGGTTTAGGTTTAACATCTATAACCCAAGGCATACGTCTAGATATAGCTAAAGGACAAGAGAAGTATGCATGAACATTTAAATCCGATGTATTAGTAGTAGCTATAAGAAGTTTTGGAATAGCAGGTGTTTTACCTTTATCTTCTAAAGCTGCTTGCTCTGGTGTAAAAGCTACATTATTATTTAATAAAATAACTTCAGCCAAAGAAGGATCAATACCCTGAGCCGCTTTAGGAGCTATCATAGCCACATCATCTAAAACTATACACCACTTTTCAGTGGAAAAATTTGACCAATGTTTTTCATGGGCCAAACGTGTATATTTAAATTCTGGAGCTGTATTCAAATGAAAAACTTTTCCAAAATGTACGAAAATAGTATGAATAATACTACTTTTTCCTACACTTGAACCACCATAAACCAATACGGAAAATGGTGCCTTTCTATCTTTTGCTGCTGCAGTTTTATTAATAAACATGCAGCGAACATTTTCTAAATCTTTAAGATTTTTATCTACAGTAGATTTCTCAAAAATGGTCATAGAAGCAGAAAAGTTTTTAATATATTTACCTTTCTCAATGTTTTTATTAACATCGGAAAGATAAGAATGAACCTCAATACCATGCAACTCAGGGTTGGTTAGATATTGTGATTGTCTAATCAATTTGGCACTTTCATCATACCAAACTTGAAATTTACCTTCAGACATAAAAATTCCATGTACAGATTTAGTTATCATATATTGTTGTGCCTTTTCAGCAATAAACAATAATGTATCTAAAGATGTAAAAACGAAATCAACACCCATATGGTGTTTCTTTCGTATAGCTTCAGCCTCTAATTGATCAAATTTGAGAGTATCAAAAGATATTCCCAACTTCTCAAAAAGAGATAAGCTAAGTCCATATAACATAAAGCGATAAACTTTCTTGTATATAGGAGAATTTTTAACCATATTGTAATTATTTAAACAATCACGTAAGGTATTCA